TTTAAGCGAACTATTTATCGAAATGGGGATCGCTTGCACGAAAGCCGGAAAGCGTTTAGCGGACATTTCCGAGAATGGAGAAGTAGTTAATACGGATCTTCCAAAAGAAGAAAAAGAAGAGCCGAAAAAGGAAAAAAGTAGCGAAAAAGCTTTCGTAGCTAAAAATCCCCCAAAGGGAAAAACGGAAGTCGGAGAATTTAGAAAGCATTGGGCGGAACTATCGGCCGAAGAGCAAGACGCGTATGTCGCGGGCGAAATTGACTCTCTTGGGAACTCAATTAAAACCGCTACAAAAGCAAAAGAAGCTCCGGAAGAGTTAGACGATTTCGGCGGAGAAGAGTCTCAAGCTACGGCGGACGACGTAAGAAAAGCGCTTCAAGCTTATAGTAAAAACCATAAAGACGGAGTCAAAGCCGGTAAGAAAGAAGCAAAAGGCATTCTCGCGACGTTTGGCGCTATGAAGGTCGCGGATCTTAGCGAAGATCAATTTGAAGACGTGATCCAAGAGCTATCATAATGCATTGTATGTTAGATCTTGAAACTTTAGGAACTACTCCGGACTCCGTCGTCTTATCGGCGGGAGCGGTTTATTTTACTAAAGAGCAAGGGATAATCAAGGAATCTTATAGCGTTTTTAGCGTTAAAAAACAGTTAAAAATGGGCCGTCAAATTGATACGGAGACGCTTCAATGGTGGATGAAACAATCGCCGGAAGCCCGATCGGTATTAGACGAAGCTTTTAACTCTCGAGAGCCTCATAATCTTGCAAATCAATTAATGCGAGATCTCGCGGATCTTAAACATGACAAGCAATTGGATGATTTTAAAAACTTAAAAGTATGGGGAAATGGAGCAAATTTCGACGTCGTTTTGGCGGAGAGTTTTTTCCTTCATGAATACGATTCAATCCCTTGGAAGTTTTGGAATGTTAATTGCTTTCGTATGTTTAACAAGCTTACAAAATGCCGAGACAAAGTAAAAAGAGAGGGGGCTCATCATAACGCTTTAGACGATGCGAGATATCAAGCTCAATGCGTTTTAGATATTATAAAGGGGGATAAATGAGCGCGCACAATGAAAGAGCCCACGCCATTCTTGGAGCTTCAAGCTCGGGAAGATGGCTTAAATGCCCAGGCTCGGTAAGATTAAACGAGCAAGCGCCTCCTCAAAAGTTTAGCGAGTACGCGGCTTTAGGGACGGCGGCTCATGATCTTGCGGAAAAGGTTTTAAAGACTAAAACTAAAAACGCGATTGACTACAAAGGTAAAAAGATCAATGGATTTGAAGTCGATTTGGATATGATCCAAGCCGTGCAAGTCTATGTCGATTTGATCCGAGAAGAGTCAAAAGGTTTTAAGGTCGATCTTGAAAAGCGCTTTTCTCTTGAATGGCTTCATAAAGGTATGTTTGGGACAAATGATGCGAGTTTCGGAGAGCCTTTTGGGACTTTAAATATCTACGATTATAAGCACGGGGCGGGAATCGCCGTCGAAGCGGAAAATAATACTCAAATGTTATATTACGCTCTTGGCGCGTCTTATGATCCGGATACTAAAGATCTTGAAGACTACGAAGAAATTAGAATGGTCATAGTTCAACCGCGAGCATTTCACGAAGACGGCCCGATAAGATCTTGGACTATTTCAAGGGATGAGCTCTTGGAATGGAAAGAGAAAATTAAGGCCGGAGCAATTGCGACGGAAGATCCAAACGCTCCTTTCAATCCATTCGACGACGCTTGCCGTTGGTGTAATGCGGCGGGATTTTGTCCGGCGCTTAACCAAAAAACGCAAGAGATCGCAAAGACCGATTTTGAGGATACTCTCCCGGATGCGAAGGCCATAACAATCGAGCAAGCGGCGAAAGTCGTAGCTCATAAAAAAATGCTTTCGGACTTTGTAGAGGCTTGCGAGGCGAGAATCGAAGAGGAAATGATAACTAATAAGAAGACTTTAAAAGGTCTAAAAGTAGTTAGAAAAAGAGGCGCTACCATTTGGAATGATGAGGGCATGACAGAAAAAGTCTTGGCCAAAGAATACGGCGATAAGATTTATAATAAGAAGATCAAAACGCCTAACCAAATGGAGAAAGCTCTCGGAAAAGATGCAATCCAAGACCTCTTCCAAAAGGTCGAGGGCGGTTTTACGATTGCACCGGAAAGTGATCGGAGAAAAGAAGTAAATTTAGATCCAAAATTGGACTTTGAATAATCACGAAAATTCACTAAAGGAGAATTAAAATGAGTACGAAAAAAACTGAATTTGTAAAATGCATGAGCCCTAAATTTAGAGCTTCATTTGCCCAAGTCTTTACGCCTAAATCAATGGAAGGCTCTACGGTCGAGAAATACTCCGTCGTTATGCTATTTGATAAGGAAGCGCAAGCGACTCCCGAATATAAAGCGATGAAAGCGGCAGCAAAGAAAAAACTTGTCGAGAAATTTGGGGCGGATGAGAAGAAATGGCCAGCAAATTTAAAAAATCCATTTAGAAGCGGAGCGGAGAAATCGGGGAAATATGAAGGTTATACCGACGACGTTATCTTTGTAACGGCTTCAAGTCTTGCAAAGAATAAGCCGGGAATTGTAGATAATAATCGCCAAGACATTATAAGCGAAGAGGGTTTTTACTCGGGATGCTACGCGAGAGCGACGATCAATCCTTATGCTTATTCTAAGGCCGGGAATAATGGAGTAGCATTTGGGCTTTTAAATATTCAAAAGCTCGGAGACGGCGAGCCATTTAGCGGTAAGACAGCGGCGAAAGATGATTTTGAAGCGGTCGAAGTTGAGAGCGATTTCGCATCAAATGACGATAATAGCGAAGACGGCGACTCTTCCGAATGGTAGAACACGCGACTATCGACTTTGAGACATATAGTGAACTCGACGTCCGGAAGGTCGGAGCTTGGAGATATTCCGGGCATCCGTCTACGGACGTCCTTTGTCTCGCGTATCGCATACCGGGCGAGCCGATGCGACTTTGGACTCCTTACTTTGAGCCAATGGATAATCTCGATAAAATCCCGACTCCGCTTTTAGATTACATCGAAGCGGGCGGGATCATTGAAGCCCACAATAACGAATTTGAGAGAGCGATTTGGGAAAATGTACTCGTAAGAAAGTATAATTTCCCAAATCTTCCTTTTGAGCAATGTAGATGCTCCGCCGCGAAAGCCGCCGCGCTCGCATTGCCAAGAGGTTTAGATGGACTCGGCCAAGCTTTAGGCCTTGAGACTGTCAAAGATATGACGGGAAATAGGCTTATGAAAAAGATATCAAAGCCTAGAAAGCCCTTAAAAGCGGAAAAAAAGAAATTACTTGAAGATCCGGACGTCCGAGAGCTTAGTCCTACAAAATTTATCCATGATCCAAGCGGAGAAGAAATCGTTTTTAGGCATGAAAAACCCGAAGAGTATATCCGCGTTTTTGAATATTGCGAGACGGATACCCTTGTCGAAGAAAAAGCAAGTGAGATCATGCCGGATCTTTCGCCCGATGAATTACAAGTTTGGAGACTCGATCAAAAAATTAATAAGCGCGGGATTTATTGCGACTTAAAGCTCGTAAATACTTCCCTCGAATTTATAGAGCAATATTCCAAAGAATTAACGGAAAAGCTTATAAATCTGACAAATGGCGAAGTCCAAACGCCGGGCCAAAGAGATAAAATACTCGCTTTTTTAGAAAGTAATGGCTTGCAAATGCCCGGATTAACCGCCGCGGACGTAGAGAAATCCATAAAAGATCCGACTACTCCGGAGATATGCCGAGAAGTTTTAGAGATCCGCCAAGCCCTTTCCAAATCTTCGACGAAGAAATTTAAGAAGTTTTTGGAAATGGTATGCGAAGACGGTCGAATCCGCGGAACTCTTTTATATCATGGAGCTTCGACGGGACGATGGGCCGGAAAAGGAATCCAAGTCCAAAACCTCCCAAGAGGGACGATAAAAGACGTTGGATCTTGCATAGATATGATCCTCGAAGGAGACTATATTTTCTTCCGCGCTTGTTATCCGGACGTCTTAGGGGCGATTTCTTCATGCATCCGGGGAGCTTTAACCGCCGCTCCGGGAAAGAAATTAATTTGCGCCGATTTCTCCTCGATTGAATCTCGCGGGCTCTTTTGGCTTGCGGACGAAGAGGTCGGGCTTGAGATTTACCGCGGCGACGGAAAGATTTACGAAGAAATGGCCGCGGAAATCTATAACAAATCTCCCGATGAAATTCTCGGCGGGACAATGGAGAGAAATCTCGGAAAGCAAGCCGTCTTAGGATGCGGATATGGCATGGGCGCGGCGAAGTTTCAAATCACTTGCGAGGGATATGGAATGGACGTCGATAAACCTATGGCCCAAAAAGCCGTTACGGCATATCGATCTAAGTTTCCAAGAGTCCCGGCATTTTGGAGAGAATGCGAAGACGCCGCAATCGGCGCGACCTTATATCCCGGTAAGATCTATAAAACGGGGAAAGTCGCTTGGCGAGTAGTCGGAGATTTTCTTTACGCTAAACTCCCAAGTGGTCGAAAGATTGCCTACCATAAACCAAAACTTGAGAGAAAGAAGACGCCTTGGGGCGAAATGAAGCTCGTTTTAACTTATATGGGCGTCGATTCTCAAACGAAAAGATATTGTAGACAGCATACTTATGGCGGAAAGATCGTCGAGAATATTACTCAAGCGGTCGCCCGTGACTTTATGGCCGAAGCTATGTTAAGAATCGAAGACGCCGGATACTCTCTTATAATGAGCGTCCACGACGAACTCGTCGCCGAAGTAGACGAAGATTTCGGATCTCTTGAAGAGTTTGAAAGATTAATGGAAGAGCTTCCGGAATGGGCAAAAGGATCTAGTCCATGCCCTATCGCCGTAGAGGGATGGGAAGGCAAAAGGTTTAAAAAATGATTTATGTTATCTTATGGCTTATTGGCGTATTTTTGATTTGTAGATTTTTCGCCGTCGTCGATACTAAAGACGACGACGAATATCCTTAGCAAAGAGAGCTTTCGACTGTTAAAACATTTTTAAATATAATTATGCTCGTTTTTGAAGCAATTACGATGCTTACTTGGATATCTTGCTTTTGCCCACGTTTTAAAAGTAACGTGTCCGCCTCTTCCCAATCGACTGTAAAAACTCCGCCCGCTCCGGCCTCTACGTTTATTTTCCCACTAACGAGATCAAGCTCTAAATACCCGCCTCCGTCTTGAGGGAAACAAACTTTTACTTCCGTCGCCGCGGATAGATCTTTGGGCCTTTGGACTTTATTTTCGTCCTCTTCCAATATTTGAAAGCTTAATGGCTCATCCGAGCCCTTTACGACTGTTATCTCTTGCATGATATTACTCCTTTGAGCGTCTTTTTATTGATTATACCTTTTAAATGATAAGGCTTTTTGATCGTTCCGACTAATTGCTTTTGGCGGATCGTTCCAATGAGCCGCGTATTTGAGCGTAAAACGCCCTTAATCGTCTTCTTTTGGATTATCCCGAATAATCTAACGGGAATGGACTCCCCGCCCCCTATGCCCGTATCCTCGAGCTTTTTAAATACTTCCGTTTGACGGCAAAGATCGCTCTCCATTGTATAAAGAGAATCTAAATATGCGACATATTGAATAATTATAAGCTCTAAATTAGGCATATTATAACTAAAAGATTCGAATCTTCCTTCGCCTTTGTCCGCGAGATCTCTTGTCGTTAAAAGATTATTGTCTTTGTCATAAACTAAGGCCCTAACGTAATAAGTAACGCCCTCCGGGCATTCAATTTGAGCCGATAATGGGACGATTGATCCTACTTTTATGCTCATATTTCGCCCCTATAGAGTAAGCCTCGAGAGACTAAATCGTCGAGAAGAGCTTGCGTTTCGTCAAGGTCATAGTCATTTTCGTTTTTGGAGATCTTTACGCCCATAACGTCGCGAATAAATAATACGAGAATCTCATTACAAATGACGTTAGTCGGATTCCCTCTCCAAATACTTTTCTTTGAAAAACCTAATATTTTTATAAGTAATCCGAATATTTGGCCCATAGAGTATCCGCGCCCTTCGTTACTTTCCATCCATTTAAGGATCTCGATCCGACGCTCTTCCGGGATTGTAAAATAATAAGTTCTCCGGATATCATAAGATTTTAAAAATTTATATTTAGGAAGACTTTTAACTTTCCAAAAAGTAGCGTCATAATATCGCTTTGAGCCCGTTTCGCCGTAATAGGCCATAAAAGTATGACTAGCGTCAATCTTTTGAAGCCAATTGATTAAAAGAGCAAAGATATTAAATGGAAATTTATTCTTTGAAAAAGCAAATCCAAATTCTATTTTCATATTGAGAACTCCCCGACTAAGTAATTTAAGATAGACAATTGTCCGCCCATAGCGTTCGGCTTGAAATTAAGCCAAGTATCGGTAGAAATTGCCGCTTGCTCAAAAGCTACATTTATAGTCTTTTTTCCAAAATTAGGATCATTAATATCTGTAATAGTCGAAGAGTTATCGACAAAATTCTTAAAAGCACTATTAAAGCGATCCATAAAATCTCGCCCTAATAGTAAAACCGTTTGAGGATTTAAAGAATATTCGGCGCTCGCGTCTTCGTCGCTTGCCGCTTCAAGTAAAAAGGATAAGACGGGCAATTGGACGCCGTCTACAATATTCCCTCTTCGTCTTTTCCCCTCAAGGATTTGATCGATCGGATTAATAGTATAAATTTTTTCGGTTGTTTTAAGTGTAGGGAGAGGCTCATTTTCAAAATTATACCACGTCCGAATAGTATCTCTTCGCGTAGCAAAACCAAATTGATCTCTTTCGTAATTTATATTTACTTTTAAAACTAAGTCCGTTAGTTCCGGATTTCTAAACCATTTAACTTCCCTTAATTCCCCTTGGAAAAAAGATCTTTTAGGGTATAGGCTTTCTTTTAATTCGCTTTTGTAATCAATATCTTGATAAGGCTTATTACGAAGCTCGTCGCTTACCATATCAAGGATCTTAGGGCCGAATTTACCTTGGGCGATATGACTTAAAATGTATTGCTCGACGTCTTGCGCCTCTTGATTTGTTAAATTTCTTTTAAAATAAAGACTAAAATTTTCCCCATTTCGCATAATAGTGGAATAGAAAGAAGAAAAAACCGCGTTTAATTCATAATTTAACTTAGTTTGGTTAAGCTCTTGAGCCGCAATATCTTCATTAATATTATAATCTATTTTAAATACGGACATTATGAGAATCTCCAAACTTCGATAAGTGACGAGTGCATAAAACAATCTACGTTATTACGAGAACTCCCGAACCTTATCTCGATTGTGTTATTGCCCGCATTTAAGTTTTGAGTATAAAAAAGAAAGCTTCCCGGTATTCTTTGATCATTCCCTCGATCTTTTGGCTCTACTTGAATAGTCCGGACAATATTCCCGTTTACTACAAGATTAATGATTCCGTCTTTTGATGTGCTATCTAGACTCCAAAAGAAATTTACATTAATTCGATAAGTATTTGCGCCACTTGGGGCGGTCACTGCAAAAGTTAAAGAGTCATAGGCTACCGGAGTTCCCCCATTTGTCTCTAAATTCTCTTTTTGCTTAAAAGCCTTATCTTTGCCAAAAACGGGGACGGGAGAATTTTCCCAATCCGTCCCATTATACCTTACATATTGATCGGAGCTTAGGGACGAAAAATCTACGTCCCTAAGCGTCTCTAAGCTATAATCTTGTACGAATTTAGATAAGATTTTACTCATATTTTTAACTCCTTAATTTAAAGAGTTAGTAATCCAAAGACTCAAAGTTAATATCTAAAACGTCGCCCGAAGCGATTATAGAATCAAGATCGCCCGCGAAAGTTATTCGAGTTTTTCCGCTCGCTCCGCCAGTATATGAAACTGTAAAGTCTACTACTTCTTTTTGCTTAATCCCAAATCTAGGGAAAAGGAGAACGCTATCTCTTGAAGCTACTTTAGAAAGATCTACATACCCGTTAGAGATATCAGTCGCATTTAAAGTAAAGGCCTCTTCGAAAGTTCTACGCCCTTGGATCTCCCCAAGTCCGCCGATTTTAGTCGTCCCATCTACTAAATCCGAATCTACTAAAACGACTAGGCTATTTCCCGAATATCCAAGCCCGTCGCCATTATCAATTGATAGCGTTTGGCCTGTTTTTGTTAAACCTTGTCCAGCTTGGATTACTTCTCCAAATTGAGTAAAAGCAAGTCCGGAAGTCCCTACCGTGATAGGATCGGGAGTCGTTAAAAGAAATCCTAAAGATCCATTTACAGTCCCTTCCGCTACCGGGACGAACATCCCTTGGGTTACTTCGGCGTCTTCGTCCGCGTCTTCGGATCTTGTTAAAATCCAAGGATTTCCCGCATCCCCTAATTGAGTCACTTCATAAAGACCATTTTGTAAAGCCGTCCCTTGATCCTTAACTAAAAGTCTCTCTCCGACTGATAATCCTACTCCGTCAATTGAAGGAAGCGCGCCATTTGCATCGGCCGTTAGAGTCGCCCCTACGCCCGAAACGCCATTATCATAAGTCGCCGCCGGAAGAGCCGCCGCAGTCGCTACTCTTGCCGCATCTTTTGGATCGGAAAGTCCCGAGACTACCGAGTCGACATATTGCTTATTTGCACCGTCGAGCGCATTCGTCGGATCGGCAAGATTTGTTATCTTATTATTGCCCATTGACATTTCTCGAAGCATTTCGAGAATATCGGAAGCGTTAATTTGTAAGATTGATACGTCCGCGGTATTTGCCGCATTTCTCGCTCTTAGTGGTAAATTGTTTCTCAATCTAATTTGAAGATCCGTGATCGTCGAATCTTGGACAAATTTCCCTAATAATCTTGACATGGCCTAACTCCTTTTAAGTTTAGTTATATGTTATCACTATTTTATCATTCTCGTCTAAGGTCATTTCCAAAGCGAGCCCATCCCAAAAAATCCTATTTCCGTCGACTTGATAATCCGAGCCCAAAAATTGAACCGTCCCGCTTGGGATATCTAAAACGACCGAAGACGGATCGCTCGGCGTATTCGCTAAAAAGACCTCTTTGTCCGTCGCCTCTTGTAATGTCAATGTAAAGCGCTCTACCCGTCTTGGGCTTCCCGCTTTCCTCCCGAGACTTACGGTCATTTATCTTCTCCATTTATCCTTCCCAAGATAATCTCCGATCGCTTGAGCGTATCTCGCGATCCCGACTTCCGTTTCAAAAAATTGCTCGCTCTCATGAGTTTTAGTCCCGGCGAACATTGGCTCGACTAAAAGGGCAATTTTTGTCCCATAGTCTAAAGGATACTTAATATTATAATAGCCGCGCTTTCCCTCTTTGAGAATCACTACTCCGTCTTTGGCCCTTTGTTTTAATGAAAATTCTCGAGCTAAGGCATCGGACAGCTTATCCGCCGCGTAAAAGTTATCGTCAAATTCTCTCGCATTTTGGTTTATAAGGACTTCGCATCCAAAGGCGTCTATCTCATGCCCGATTGAATTAAAGTGAAGCTCGAGCGAAATATCGGCTCTAAACTCGCCAATTTGACGTCCGACCTCTTGGACGGATGCTCGATATAGCATATCGGGGCGGTAAAATGTTTTAACCATGAATTTAGGATAGGCTTTGGACATATAGATTAAGATCTCGTCCGCTACTTTCTTATTCCATTCCCATTCTTGTCGCCCATTATATGAAAGCGCGCCTTGATTTCTTTCAGTATGACCCACGACTAGCGCGATTTTAGGCATCTTTGTCTCTATTTTTGAGCCATTCGATTTGACTTTTGGCGGACTTTCTAAGGCGGGCCGAATCCGTAAAAGAATTTTCAATTTTTCGAATAAATCCGATATAAGCTTCGCGAGCTTCCTTTTGTTTTTTGGCATCTTTAATCCCTTTATCGATAAAATATCCTAAAGTTTTTAGGATAATTGGGAGAATCATAGTGATAATAGCTTGCATATTTATTCCCTTATAATAATTTTATCGTAGCCCAAGAGCGTCAATCTATGAAACTTTTCCGCTTTAGTATCTGAAAAGACCATAACGCATTTTCCGCTTACCATATTAAATTCGATTGAGCGCTTGTCCATTTGGGGCGCCTTACAATCATTATTTTCAGCTAAAACGACGTCTTCTTTAAAAGTGATCCTTTGGATTAAGCCCGATCTCGCTTGGCAATGACTTGTCCCTTTTGAGTCTTTAGTCCTCCCATTGCATTCGATTGTCGCCGGAAGCTTATATCTATTCGATTGAAAATCGACAAATCCCCAAGAGTGACGGCCGGATTTATCAAATCCCCCAAATTCTAAAGGACAATCCCCTTCCGCTTCGATCGCATTGGGATAATAGGCAAAAGTTACTTGATTTTTAACGTCGATTCTTTTTGAGCCCCATCCAAAAAGCCCGCTTTTTACAGTCTTTTGGACGTTCCAAGCTTTCTCTTTTGTCTCTTCTTTATGGCATGACGTCATAACGAAAAGATCGAGATTTCCTTTGGACTCGACTAAAAATTCGTATTTATCCGCTTTTTCAGCTACTAAAGATCCTTCGACCGTTTCGCCGTTTACGGTTATTATCATATCTCGCTTGTAAATATCCTCCGCATTTAATAGCTCCGGGGCGGGATCTCCCGAGCAAGAGGCCGGCATGGACAAAAAAACTAAAATAAAAAGATTTTTAATCATATTTTAACCCATCGGCATTTCTTAATCCAAAGCCTATACCATTTACGAGAGCATATTTGCGTATAAATTTCTTCTTTTGGGAGATCTATCTCGCCTTCGATAAGCTTAGGATATAAAGTTTTAACGATATAATTTGCATAATACGCAAAAGAAGTATTTGGATCGGAAGTATAATGGCGAAATCCCATTGTATGAAGCCATTCATGTAAGAGATTTGAGACAATCCTCTCAAGCCCATAGCTATAATAGAATCGATTATTAATATGGATTGTAGGCTTTCCGGGATTCATAAATCCCACGACCTTACTCCATGCTTTTCCGCGATACTCATCTACGATGATATCGGCTTCGTAATCTATTTCCGTATTCCATTCTTCTTTCCCAGAAAGGATATGATTATAAAGCTCTAAACCGCTTTTATTTTTATATTTGGAAGATTCGCCGATTCGCCAATTATCGGGTATATTGACGATCATATCTTTGAACTCCGCCGAATTAACGATAGTCTCGAATAGTTCCGCGGATTTTGTAATCTTATTTAAAATTGACGCGCTATAAACGCCCTTAGCGTTTATATTTGCTTTTAGTTTCATTTTTTATCCTTGTAAAGCGGCTCTTTTGTAGATGCCCGAAGCCCTATTCCCGCAATACCATTTAAGATTAAGAGATTTCTCGTTTCACTCTCAAGATTCGGGGCGAAAATGCCCGCCCCGATCAAGATTAAGTTAAAAATTAAGGTCTTTGATTTCCACTTAAGCATTAAGCTTTTAGGCTCTTTACAAGATCCATAGACTCTTTTACAAGAGCGTATTGTCTCTCTACGATAGAAAGGGCTTGCTCGATACCTTGCTCCAATTTGTCGTCCGCAATATCGAATTTTACTTTTAAATGCTCATGAAGCTCTTTTCTTTCTTCGGCGTCAAGATCTTTGATCTCCGCGCTTACTTGCTTAAAATCTACCGACCCAAGGCCCGTAAGTTCGTCGAAAAGATCCATTAAATGAAGGTAACGAGTCGCGCCCGTATTTCTTCCAATCTTGTCCGCTACGTTCCCAAACTCAATCCCAAGACTTACGACCGGCTTTAGATTTTTAATCCCTAGTTTTTCCATGTTCTTTCTCCTTAGTTATTGGCGTTTAATGCCTTTTCAATTGTGGGGCCAATGGCCCTCTAAAGTATGTAATCTTTCTTTCGCTCTTGCACTCTCTTTTTTAAGATAGGCAATGTCCATTTTTAAGACGTCGAGCTCTTTTTTATGCCAAGATTGATCTAAAATAATCTCGGCGATTTTAATATTAAGATTATCCACGCTCTCTCTCATCCCGTGGATATCGCCTCTCATCCGCTTAAACTCCATAAGTAAAAGAGTCCCAATGACGGAGAGGAAGCCTCCTAAAAGTATCAATAATATTTCGACTTCCATGTCGGTTAATTCTCCTATAAGCATTTGTCTATTTCAGCAACAAGAGCTGTTTTGTCCCCTTCCGTAACCAAAGCCCCGTCCGGAGAAATTGCATTAATTTCTTCTTTTGCAGTATTAAGAGATCCCGACTCTAAAAGCGCGTCGACTTCGGAGTAAGTATTAACCATAGTTTTAATTTGGGCCGTAGTTAATCCTTTTGAAGCATTTCTAACCATTAAAAGAGCTTTGACATTTTTACCGCATTCCATCGCCGCTTTTGCTTGGGCAATCGCTCCGGTCATTTGAGCCTTTGCCGCTTGCTCCGCTTCATAAGTCGCTTTAAGACTTGCGTCTTCCATTACTTGCTCCGGACGAATCCAAGTACAATAAACCTCGTTTGGCTCAAGAGTATAGATTGCTTCACCCTTTTCGCATTCTTTTAAAGCGAGTTCAGCTTGGCAATCCGCTTCGTCTACGCAAGACTCCGTCTCTTCTTTCATTTGAGTTTCGGCGACTATTCTATGGTAAGCACAATTATATCCGCTAGGGATTTTAATCGTATTAGGCTTTGACTTCATAAAAACCGTTTGGCCGTCTTCGCATACTCCGACTTTTGACTTATCTAAGTAATTGGCGAATGCATTAAATGTTATTAAAAAAAGTATTAAATATTTCATATTATTTTTCTCCCATACAAATAACGGTTGAGACAAGGTCTCGACGTGTTGAGCCACTTGTCGTCCTAAATGACCATTGATTGCTATCAAAAACCCCCAATCTACTACAAAAAGTATTTCCCGAAGCAATACAAACGCAAATGGGAACATCAGAGAAAGTCCCTGATTTAAAATTTAAAACATGTTCCCCAATCCTGATATCTGTAATGCTGTCAACCCAAGACTCGCAAAGGTCATTATCTGCTATTGGCGTTCCCGTCCCGGCGTTTATAATACAAGCTTCAACTCTAACGTTCTTGCTAGCACTTTCAGCATAACTATTTGTTACCTGTCCGACTATGATAGGTTGGACTGTTGGCATCTTAAGATCTTCTTTTTTGACATTAACAATAACGGTATATCCCTGCCCAGGAGGCCCATTTGGTACTGTTGGGTAATGCCTTCTTATAACAAGATTGTTATTAGCTAAACCGATAACAGTATTTGCCCCACCTAGAAAATTAAATAAACTAGATACCTGTGGTGGTGAGTTAGAAAATGTAACTGCAACATCAGGAATTTTAGAAAATCTATCAGGATTAAGACCGAAAGTATCAGTACTTGTTTGAGCTATCCAATCGGTGTCAGGAGTTTTTGATATAATATTTCCAGAAGAATTAACTTCAAAGCTGAATGTATTAACATTCTCACTAACTTTAGGAATAGACTTGTAAACTTGAACGCTTTGTTTTGCGTCTGTTCCTTGTTTTTGTGCAGAAATAAAAAATCCATTGTTAACTCTTAAAAAGCCGCCAGCGTTAGTCTGCTCGACTGTTATAACTACTTGACTTGCCGATATAGAATCGTCAACCTCACACCCATTCAATGTAACTGGCGACGCCGATCTTGAGGTGCAATTAACATTTGGCGGTACACTGAAAACTCCACTAACAAAGTTGCAAGTATAGACTCCAGTCCCAGTTATTGAGCAAGAGTCTATGAAATTTGAGCTTTCCTTTGAGACTAAGCCAGCATCATCAATATATGCACTAAATACATCAGGCAAAACACTTTCACTTAATCCAATTAATGTTCCTGCATATGACTTATCAAATTTAATTAATGGGCTTGCACTTGCCCCAGTGTTTATTAATCTAAGTCTAATATTGAAATCATTAACAAGTCCCATTTTTGGACATATAAAAAATGCTGATTCAACCGCTGAAATGGTATGAGCATTTAAAACTTGAGAACCCAATATATCATTATCTGCATCTATTACTTGTAGAGTAAGATTTTCATCCCCTCCAATGTATTCAATTTGTATTTGGCATGATCTTCCTTTGAAAATATCTTTATCAAAGTCAAGAACTGCCGAATCCAGAGTGTCGTTTTGTGCCGAAGGCGTCCATATAAAAGACTGTTCGCCTTCCAATGGATCGGAAGTAGTTATGGCAAAAGTTCCGCCCGAGTTAGTCCATCCGGTCGTCCCGTCTTCGGCGTTCGCATTATCGTCCGTAGTAAAAGCATTGTTAAAATTCTCTCCGCCGCCTCCGCCGCTTCCCGTCCCAAATTTTTTAAAATTTGCTCCGACTTTACTTTTAAAAACTAGCTCTCCGACCGCGTCGTCATATTTAATCTCCGGGATATCCGCCGTCCCATTAATATCATATTTTAGGGAAAGATCTTGAGCCGTTCCGTCTCCAATTGATATTTCGTTTCCCTCAATCGCAAGAGTCGATTTAGCGCGAAATGGGATATTAATTTCCATTTCCGTTCCGTCCGGAGAAGAAAAGATAGGATTTGAAGCCCCAAGTCCCATTTTTAACTCGAGAGACTTAGCGCTTAAAGCGTCTCCGTCTCCAAATTTCATATCATTATTAGGAATATCAAATGGGATCGCTCCAAAAGCTCCCGTCGAAATCGCCAATAATACAAATATTATTAAACTTTTCATAATTAAACTACCTCCGTCATATTTCCGATTAATTGATTATTTGCTCCATTATTCTCGATTTCATCCGTATTATTGTCAAATGTATTAAACATTACAAAACAATTTTTTGCGTTCGCCGTAAGCTCTATGGCTTTCCCTCCCGCTTCGTCGAAATTAAGAAATCTTCCTTTCTCTATTTTTACTCTCGGAGCATCTATTTGAAGCCCTACGACCGTAGTCGCGCCTTTGGCAAAAGAAGCGCTCGGATGAAAAGTAACCTCTACGCCCGCTTTGTCTATTAGTTGCGTAACCGTCGGAGAGATTGGATCGAGAACGTAAATTCTAACGTCTTCTAAAGGGAGATCTGTCCCATTCATATCGGCCATAACGTCGTTAATTGTAGCGTGTGTCCCGGTTGGGCTCACAATGGCGTCGTAAAGCCCTTGGATTTGAGTAACCTTGTCGACTTCTCCGTCGAAATATTCTACCCATTGTCCTACGTTATTTTGCCACCAATTAAAAAATTCTACCGGCGGGATTTCTACTTTCCATCCCTCCGCACGTTTCGCCGCTCCGGGATCTTGTATTAATGATCCTCCGTCCGTTGCCCACGAAGGAAGTTGACTAGGTTTTGACATATTCTTTCTCCTTAGCTAAATGCTATCTTATATTAAGTCCGTTGAAAATCTTCCGCCGTAAATATGATCCTCAATCGTCCCGAAGCCTAAAATCCCTTCATTCGAAGGATCTTCAAAGCCGAATTTTGGAGAAGTATCATAAAAGAAAGCGAACTCTCCTCCGATACTCCCATCTACTACCGTCCCAAAGCCCAAGGCCGTAGGCGCTCCTGAAAAGCCAAAAGGCGTTCCACTAAATTCTCCGATCCGATCTATACGAATCCCCGCTCCGACTACGCCTTGAAGCTTATTATAAATAAACTCCGCCGTAATTGGATTAATCGTCCCATTTGAGAGAAGAGTCATTCCCGCGGGATAATGCTCTTGTAATTGGGCTATGCTGGTCCTAGTAATAATTTTATAAATATCGATAACTCTCTCCGTCTCCCCTTGGGAAATATTCTCCCCAAGTTTAACGTAGAGCAATATCTTATAAAAATCGTCGTCAAAGCCGAGTCGCTCTTGGCCTATAATCGTCCCAAAATCGTCTAAAACTTGTCCGGATGCATTTTCGATCCATCTCCCCTCAAATAGTGAAAAAAGAGCGTCCTCAAGATCTTGAGTCTCTCGGTTAAACGAATCGAGTATGGATATTAAGTTAGTCGCTTGCTTATATTGCTCGATTAACCGATCTTGCGCCTCTTGAATATGGTTAGTTATTTTAGAGACTGTCATAATTCTATTACCGTAGTCCTTCCGGAATCCCATCGCGAAATCTCATTCGCCGCGACGATAATATTATCGTCAAGCGTAGGGCCCGCACTTGTCCCGATTCGGATTGCTACGTCCGTAATCCCCGGGATATCATTTAAAGCGCATATTAATTGAGGATAAACGATTATATCTCTCCCAATACCTAAAGCATTTCCAAAGTCTAAAATCGCTTGCTCGGCTATTGTTAAGCCATTGGAAGGGAAATCGCTATTTGTAGTTAGATCAATTTCGACATAAATATCTAAATCCGTTGGACGAGAAAATTTAACATTTTGTGGAAATCCTTGCGAGTCTATAATCCCTTCGGTTAATGCTCCAAAAGTCTCGATCCCCGCCGGTTTATTTTCCCAAATTAAAGGCGCGATAGTCGCTAAGTCGCTCCCATCGATTACAATCTCGAAAGACTTTGGGGGTCTTCCGGCCAGCTCAATAAAAGTAATATTTTCAAATCCTACGACCGCCGTAACGCCCTCAAGATCCGCAAGGATTGAAACGATAGCTCCTAAAGTCCCCGCTCCCGCTCTTTGTAAAGATTGAGCTCTTCGGAGTTTTAAGTCCGCGTCGGATTCTATATCTCGCCCGATTATAGCGTCTTCATTATTAAAAACCGCGTCGAGTCCCGTAATTGGATTCTCAATAACTGTCAAAGATCCGGCCGGGGCGGATATTTCGCCCACTACTTCCGCAAAAACAATCGCCGAGCTATTGGCTTGGCCCGCCGTCGTCTCTACTATTGTAGTCGTTACGGGGCTCGAGCTTAACTCGAGAGTATTATCTAAAACAATTAAAAGAGGATGAGGCTCTCCGCCGTCGTCGCCTTCAAAAGTAATCGTAAAGCCGGAAGAAAAGTCCCCGGCCACTACGACCGAGGACAGAGAAGAAAGACCATTGAGAGCATTCTCAACGTCTAGGGAGGTCGCGTCATACGCGATCAAAACCGAATCTTCGTTATTATTATATTGTAGTCTAAAGTTACCCGCGTCCGGAACTCCGGAAAATGTTAGAGTTTGGACTTCGTCTACGCTTGCTCCAAGAGTGATCCCCGAGTCTAATACAAATCGAGAAGTCGGACTCCCATCTACGGAGAAAATTGATCCCGCCGGAATAATTGTCCCCGGCGTTCCTTGAAAGTATAAAGTCGCTCTTGAAGCGACGCCCTGCTGTCTTGTTATCCCCGTAATAGAGACGACGTTATCCAAAGGGACTCCGCTTGAATTATTTGGATATGCTGAATTATAAACCGCTTCGGCAAGCTCCCATAATTTCGCCTCTCTTTCCGATTGAAGCCCTACAATTTGCCCAATGACCGAACTCGGGAGGAGGTTTATTGCATCCCCTAAAGCCTCTTTTAACTCGGCTTCCCTTTCTAATTTTATATCGGCCAATCTTTTAGAGACAAAGCCCGTTTCCGTTATACCAAAAGTCATAATATGTCCTCATCAAATGAAATTATCCCATCGGAAGTCCTAGCGGAAAAAGAGAGACTCAATTGTCTTCCATCTTCGCCGCCTAACTCTATACTAAATTGTAACAATTCTATGACGCCCGGACTAGATAAGATCTTGTCCTTAAAAATAGCGTCGATTCTCGCCGGATTGGGCGCTTTCTTTAAAATATCTTGAAAATATGGAACGCCCTCTCGAGTATCTAAAAACCATTCGCCCGCAAAGACTCTAAGCTCTTGTCTCAATACTTGGGCGATTTCCTCTCTCCCTGTTAAGAGAAAAGCGTCATTATTTATAATATCTATGTCATTGTCTTGATCGACTTTAATTGTACTCATGTAATTTCTCCGACTCCGGTTATTGGCCTAGCTTCGGCATCTTGGAAGCTTCCCGGTAAAATGTCCGCTTGCTCAATCTCTTGCACTAAAGCCGCCGCAAGATCTTCGATATACGGTTTTAAAGTGGACTCGATCGAGGACGTATTCGAGTTACGAGCTACGATTCTCGCGAATATATCATTTGCTAGTCTTGTCGCATCTAAGGCCATAATTTATCCTTTCAACGTCTCGAGCCTTGCCTTTATGGCGTCAATCGTCGCTTTTGATCCGGGGAAAATCGGTTGTGGCCCAATGCCAGTGATCCAATTTGCCGCCGTGATCGCGTCGATAAGCTCTATTAAAAGAGCAAAAAGCTCTTCGCTATTATTAGTTAATTTGAATTTTCCGGCGGAAGATAATTCAATATTCCCGCCTCCATTTTTAATTAAGATCTTTCCATCTTTCTCAATCGTAATATGATTCGCTCCATTTGAGATCTCTATATTATTAGATCCTCCATTCGGGCTAAATCCTGATATAGTCGGATAGCCTCCGGGTATGGCATAGGCGTCCGATAGATTGAATTTACGGGGATCGTTAGGGGAAACAAGACCGCCCTTTGATTTCCAAATATCAAGACTCCTCTCGGAGAAGACGAGCGTAACGACGTCTCCGGGATTGAGGTCGAAGTGTAAAAATGCATTTCCGTTCCTTGGAAAAGTTACCGGGACATTATTTATAATTGGGAGATCTACTACTCTCCCGTCCGTATATTTACGTCTTAAAGCTGGTTGAACGCTACAAGATTGCTTTGCCCGATCATAGCTTTTTACTATCGCCGGGACGCAAGTATGCACGTCCGAGAGCTTGCCCTCTACGGCCAATTGGAGAAGTTTAGGGAGAGAAATTTCTTCGACGTTTTGAGTCATTACGAAGCCTCCCCGGTGCAAAGAAATTGCCCTTCTTTATTGTTTCCACTATATTTTATTTTCCTAACCGTTACAAAATTATTAAGCTCCGAGACTTCGCTTACGATTTGGAGGACTCTTCCGACTTTTATATCAGGATTTAAAAGAGCTTCGAAGCGGATTACGTCTTGGAGATTTTGTTTCCCATTTACTTCGGATTTAACTCTATAAGCTTTTAAAAGCCCCGTATCTTTAGAGAGAAATATCGCCTCTTCGTCCGTCGATCCGTTTTTAGGTAGGATTTGAAGCTCGTTATTTTGGACGTTCCATTCAAGATTTTGCTTTTCGGTTAATTCATCGAGACGATCTTTGATCTTTCCCGTCGCCGAATATCCCGAATTAAAGACAAGATCTTGGAGTCCTTTTACGGTCGCTTTTGCTACTCCGAGCGTCTTAGACATATCGTCCACGACGGTTTTAATCGAAGTCCCTTCCTTATATGATTTATCGAGAGTCTTCTCTCTTAAAGCTTTTGTAGCTTCTCCGATTTGAAATTTTGTAATGATATCCGGGCCCGATCTATTTGTTTCGGCGTCCAAAATATCGCCCGAAGACAATAATTTGATTAAGGCCTCTTCTCCCGGAGGAGCGTATCCCGCTTTTATAATGTATTTTGATCCCTCTTCATTGATTATCCCTCTTGAAGCCGGACTAAGATTATAAATGGAAATAGTCCCACTATTTGCATTGGATTCTCTATTCTTATCGACGCTAAATTCGATTCTAAGTTCGCTAAAAGTTCGGCCCTCTTCGCCTTCCTTTCCGACTGTCAATTCGACTCTTCGATTAAAGAGGATCGTCATACTAGATCCTCCGACTCTTGATAAAAGAGATTAATATCTTCGCCTAGATTATCCGCGCTCGCGTCTCTTTGAAGATTCGCCCTATCGAGCATGATAAAATCTCCCGGAGGTAAATCCGCGACGGTTAATTGATCCAATAAAGGGACGTTTGTTAATAGCAAAAGCCCTGATACGATGGGGATCTCCTCTTCCGTTAGGATATCCATCGCCCATCTATCCATCCGCTCATTATAACGAATATCTAAATTATAAATAACGCCTTCAAGCTCGATACGCTCGTTAAATGCCGGAAGGTCGCTTCGTATAGGTATCTTAATTAAAGCCATATTATCCCGTTAATCCTTTATAAGCTTTGAAAAGGAGTGATCCTTGTCCTTGCTCATTTGCCGAAGATGGAAGCGGACTTTGCTTTCCGATAGTTTGCTCCGCCGCCGCTCCTTTAGTAGTCGCACCTTTTGGAATAGATACCGTTTGACTTTGTACGATTCGAACGCTCTCGCATCTAACTGTAAATCGTAACGACTTCCCATCTTGCGCATTTACGGGGATTGATATCTCCGAGATTAAAACATTTTCATACTTTTTAAGTCCGGTTAGGACTGTAAATGGATATCTATTTTTCCAAAAGTTCTCTAATTGAGTTAATGCCGTGACTCTCTTGGCGATCGCTCCGGTATTATTTAAAACGCCTCCGCTTATCGATCCGACAAGGCTTCCAAGGGCGTTAAATCCTACATTTTGGACTTGTAGGGCTATGTCTCGGATATCGCTTCGATTAAAAGGCGCTTCCGATATAAGCCCTGTAATTTCAAATTTTTCATTTCCTAAAACGACATTATCCGAGACGTTCGATCCGTCCTCGATTTCGTTTTTGGTTATAGTCGCCGTCCTCGTATGGGATTCGCTTATCGTCGCGTCCAATTGAAGAAAGCCGATTCTTTGCCCGCCGATCTCATAGAGAAGCGCCGTGCGATTAATTACATTTCCTAAAGCCGTATCAAATAAGGCCATATATTACTCCGCTATCGGGGAGGTTACGTCTCTCCCGGCTTGCGTAAATAGAGAGCTTAAACTCTCCTTTACTCCGTCCCTAACAAATGGCCCGACCTCTTCGGGATTCGTACCCGCCGGGACATTAACTTCGATTGGCGCAGTGACGTTCGTATCGCCTCCGCCTTTCTTTTCATTGGACGGGCCAAAGCCAAAAAGCCCGCCTATCCCATTATTTAAGACCGTGGAGGGATCAAAAGTATTTACGGCGCTTTCTTTAAGCGCGTCTAAAGCTCCCCCAAAGTCTCCTCCGGCAATTGCCCCAATCGCTCCGCCTAAACCTCTTACGAGGGATATAGCGCCTCGAATAGGAGCCGTTATAAGGGCAATCGCCCCTTTAACTATTCCCGGAAGACTGTTAAATTTTTCTCCGACAAAATCGACCGCTCTTCCTATTTCGTCGATTATGACTCCCGTTAAGGAATCTTCGCCTTTAAAGAAAGCGATTAAATCGTCGACGACTAGAAAAATGATGGCAAGACCGGCGGCGATTAAAGCCCCGATTAATAAGAATTTGGCCCCTAACAATAAAAGGGCGACATTTGACAAGCCGATCGCCGCGGCGAGGCCTGTAAATGCGGCTATTAGTGGAGTAGCTATCGCCAAAACCGATCCAAAGAGGAAAAGAAGTGGGCCGACAATGGCGACAAGCCCTCCGACGATTAAAATAAGCGTTTTAGCCCCTTCGGACAAGTCATTAAAAAATTCTACGACTGAAATTATTTTATTTAATACTTTAGTCGCCGCCGGGAGAAGTATCTTCCCAAAGCTTACGGCCAAATCTGAAATCCTAGCTCCTAAGATTCTCGATCTATTGGCAAAACTATCTTGAGTCCTAGCAAAATCCCCAATCGCGTTTTTCGATTGCTCTTGGGCAATTTGGAGAGTCGCAAATGCTTTCGCCTGTCTTTCCGTCTCAAAGGTTAATCCCTTAGCGGTATTAATAGCGACTTTTTTCTTTACGTCCTCTTCGAGTATTGAGATCCCCAAAGACTTAACAGATTCTCTTTCCCCGAGTAGTGCTTTAGTAAGGGCTTTGGAAGCGCCTTCCGCTCCGCCCGAGAAGTTCGTAAAGGATGCGAGGTCGACGGCCAGCTCATTAACTTGCTTAGATAAATCCAAAGCGGACTCTTGAGTAAAGTTAAAACCTGTCAAAAGATCCGCCGTATCCCCTAAGAGAGTTTGAGCGGCGACGCCACTTTGCCCGAAATCTCTTGCAAAGTTTTTCGCCGTATCCGCCGCTTGGCCTTGAATATTCTTAAAAATTGTATTGAATTTAGAGTCCGCCTCTTCCGCGTCGCTTGCCGTCTTAATGAACGCCGCGCCCGTGGCGAGGATTGGGAGAGTTACAAAGGTAGTAAGCTTTTTACCAGCATTCGTCGCCGTTTGACTTACCTTTTGAAGTGATTTAGTCGTCGCTTTGACTTTAGAGTCGAACGCTTTTAATTGATCGTCTCTTATGTCAAATCCAATTTTTGTAAATAACTCTCTTATAACCATTATTTTTTCTTCCTTAAAAACTCTTGGATCTCTTCCTCAATGTCTATGGCCTCGTGAAAGTCCATGACGTCGCTAAGTGAGAGCTTCTCGTCGATTTCCGCATAAGTAGTCTTCCCGGCCATAATAAGTCTAAAGAAAAACCAATCGACGCTAGTCTTTCCCATATTATAACCCGCCAAGCTTCCGTCGGATACTACCCTTTTAGCTCGGCGATCTCTCCTAAAAAATCGGAGTAATTTACCTCCAAAGAGAATTTAACGAGCTTAAATAAATGCATTAAGCCTTTTTCTCTTTTGTTCATATGACTTTCAATATTAACGATCTTTTTATAGTCTTCTCCGTCCACTGAAAAAGTAATTAAGTCCGTAGGCAAAAGATCCTTCATAAGTTTTTCAATTGCGTTCTCTTCCATCCTCTCCGTAAGGGCTTCGAGCGCCATCCCTATAATCTCCGGATTGACGTCCGCATCTAATAGAGATCCATTCCCTTTGGCGTCTTTTTGACTCTCGCCTATAAGCTTTCCAAGAGGTCTTCCAATTAATTTAAGGATTCTAGTTAAGATTTTTGAGCTCTTAAATGGGCTCAATGGATACATTTTGTAAGTGACTTCGTCTATTGTGACTTCTTTTGGCTCTCTCATTTTTTACCTCCCTACGATAATATAAAGCGGAGAAGTCTTCTCTTCCCTCTCCGCTTATGAGATTAAAATTTAATTAGTTTCCGCCTAAATTCATTTCTAAA